GGTCGCAAGGGAGATTGTTTGGAAGACTTGAAAAAGGCTATGTGGTATCTAAATCGAGAAATTGAGCGCTACGTGAAATAATCCTGAGAAAAATAAGCTTTACATCCCGAGCCGCTTCATAGTAGGCTCCCTCCTAGTACGCGGTTCACATCCCTGCCTCGCATTTTGAGGTTCACTCCCGAAACTTTCGGACGATGGCTCCCAACCGCCAGCATAGAATCCAAGTATTTCTCCGAGCTCAGAATCCCTCCTCTGACCTCACCAACCATTCTGCCTCAAAATCCCTCGCCCTTTTGATCCTCGCTGCCTTTGCTGCTAAGCCGATCAATATCAACTCTCAGTTGATAGCGATCCACCTGAACACAGAGGAATCTTGGAAAGAAGTAAAACTGCGCATTCGAGGTGAGGTCCTTCCGCGATCGCGCAAGATCCCCAAGCTAAATCCCCATGCGAGTTACTCAGTAATGTGCCTGCAAAGCTACCCTGAGCCCAACCGCTGTACAATAATGCACCCTCATGAATCCTTCCTACGGCAATGCAGGGAAGCTAAGCAGGCCAGCGCGTGAAGACGGTCTGCTTCGGCGCGTACACTGATAAGCGTGTGAAACGCCTCCTGCGCGAACGAATCGAGCGTAACCAAGAGAAAATTCAGCAAGCTATAAAACTCCCCTCAGGAGCTACGTATACCGTTTGCAAGCCGGTACGCGAGGAACTGCGAGCGAGATGAGGATGAACCTAGAACTTCTTACCGAGCGCAACGCACTGAGTACACCGGTAGAGGCGGCAGGTTTTAGGATTATGCAGCCCAATAGCCTCAGCGACTTCTACGAGTGTTTCTACGGTATCAGCGGCTTTGACTCGTGCCGATTTGTAGGTTATCGGGGTATCTTCCTCAACGACGAATCCCTTCACTTCTCCGAGCTGTCCAGTCTCCTTGAGGCATTGCAAACGAATTGCGCTAAGTACAAATTCCTTTTGCGACTGCCCCGAAACGGCGCAAGCGATCTGCAGGTTCTTCAATTCCTTAGCTGTAACTTCGATGTTGATATGCGGCATAGGGATAGCTTACTAAACTAAGCGAACTAAGCGCAATGAAAACTGCTTCGAAAAGAGATAAAGCACTTCACCAACGCCGCACCCGCTTTATCAAGGAGTTTCTCCTCGATCAGAATGCCACAAGAGCCGCAGTTGCAGCTGGCTACAGCAAGAAAACGGCTCACGTTCAAGGAAATAGGCTGTTAAGAAATGCTTATGTCCGCCATTCTATCGAGACGAAGAACTCGCGAATCAATGCCAAGCTGGATATCACGGTTGAGCGCGTCAAGCTAGAGCTTGCCCGGCTGGCGTTCTTTGATCCGCTGGAGTTCTGGAATGAGGATGGAACAGCAAAGCCATTGCACGAGATCAGCGAGGACGCACGGCGGGCGCTCGCAGGATTCGAAGTGGCTGAGCTATTCCAAGGCGCAGGAGATACGCGCGGCCTGGCTGGTTACCTCAAGAAGTTCAAACTAGCCGACAAAGGCGCAAACCTCGAGCGTCTCGGCAAGCATCTCCAGATGTTCCCGACGAAGGTAGAAATCTCAGGGGACATCACACTGATAACTTCAGATGACGCAGATATCAACACAAGAATCGCCAAACTTGAACGTGACCTCGGTCTTGCAGCAGCGATTGACGATGCTGGAAGAATTGCAAGCACTCAGGCGGGAACGCGACCGACGAACGGCGAGGCGAAAACTTCTGACTTACTACCCCGATAGCGGGCCACTGAGGCGGGAACTCTATCCGAAGCATATGGAGTTCTTTGCGGCAGGGCCGAGCTACCGTGAGCGGCTAATGTTAGCCGCCAACAGGGTGGGTAAAACTGAGGGAGTTGGCGGCTATGAACTTACCCTTCACCTTACTGGACGTTATCCTGATTGGTGGTGCGGGCGGCGTTTTAATCATCCTGTTTCATCGTGGGCCGCTGGTGATACTTCGAAGACGGTCAGGGATATCATCCAAAGAAAACTCCTCGGGCCTATCGGTTCTTGGGGCACTGGGCTTATTCCTGGAGACTCTATTGCTCGTATTGTTCGTGGTGGTGGGGGATTGGCTGATAGCGTGGATACGGTCTACGTAAAGCATGCAAGAGGGGGCACGAGTCAGTTAACGCTCAAGACCTATGAACAGAGGCGCGAAGCTTTCCAAGGCACTGAGCAAGATGTTATCTGGCTTGACGAGGAGCCAGACCTTGGAATTTACACAGAATGCCTGCTACGCACGATGACAAACGAGGGTATGGTAATGCTGACATTCACCCCGCTCTTGGGGATGTCGGAAGTTGTGCTCTCATTCCTGCCCGATGGCAAGCTAGAAGTTGCAGCAGCCTCGCCTACGAAGTATGTGGTTATGGCAACGTGGGACGATGCTCCCCACCTTACCGAGCAATCGAAGAAAGAACTCTGGAACTCAATTCCTCCGTTTCAGCGCGATGCCCGTTCGAAAGGTATTCCGCAGCTCGGAGCAGGCGCAATTTATCCTGTCCCGGAAACCGATCTACTCGTTGCTCCGTTCCAAATCCCTGCACATTGGCCACAAGGCTATGGAATGGATGTAGGTTGGAACTGTACAGCCGCAGTTTGGGGTGCATACGATCGCCAGAGTCAGACTCTATACCTTACGGGGGAACATCGTCGTTCCCAAGCTGAGCCCAGCGTAAACGCTGTAGGAATCAAGGCTCGCGGCGATTGGATTCCGGGATTCATCGATCCAGCTTCGCGTGGCCGGGGGCAAAAGGATGGATCGCAACTGCTTTACGATTACCGTCAACTAGGGCTTCATTTACAGATTGCCGATAATGGCGTGGAATCTGGACTGTATAGCGTATGGAATCGTATGAGCACCGGACGGCTAAAGGTCTTCCGCTCGATGCAGAACTGGCTTCAGGAATTTAGGCTGTATCGCAGAGACGAAAAAGGCAACGTAGTTAAAAACAACGACCACGAGATGGATGCTACGCGATATCTGGAAAGCCGGATTCAGCAAATGATCGTGAAGCCAATTGTGAAACAGCCTATCTCACACGGCAAAGCTGCGTCCGCGTGGGGCTAATGCAAGAGGCGGAAGAATTCATCGTGAGGCTATTGGAAATGTCTCCCATTGAAGTCACTCGCTTTACCGAGTGGATAGCTCAGGAGTTAGCGCAAACGAAGGCGAAGGCTGCGGGGGCAAAATGATTCAGCCAAACATGTTAGCCCAGCGAGCAGGAGTGCCGGCAATGCCTACCTGGGGGGCGAATCCTCCGCAAAGTATGCTACCGGGAGGGGTTGGAATGCCTGGAGGCGTACCACCGCCTACGGGACAGGTCCCGGGAGGGTTAGGCGGCATACAAAACCCCGCTATGCCGATTACGGCGCCAATGCCTCCCGCAGGAGGTATTTCAGGCCCTACGGCTCCTATAGGTACTCCAGCCCCGTTTAGGCCCCCTATACAGGCTCCGGTGGCTCAAGGTGGGGCTCCTAATAGCGGCATCCCCCCGCAGGCCCTAAATACGAACATGCTGGCGCAAAGGTTAGGGTATAGATTGTGAAGCTCTCCTCTGAAGCCAGGAACTCTCTTTCGGACAAGGTATTTGCCTTGAGCGGTCGGAGATTTCCGTTGCCCGATAGGTCACATGCCGTTGCTGCTGAAAGGTTAGTTGGTCGCTCACTGAAGGCAGGCAATATCACTCCGGCTCAGGCTGCTACGGTGCGGAGGAAGGCGAAAGCTAAACTCAGGTGAAGCGCGCTGCCACCGCGCAGTGGTCTCATTGCAGTCACAATTACACTAACTATGAAAACAACTATAAAACTCGGCAATGAAACGGTCCAGACTGAAACCTTCCCTTACTCCACTCTCGAAGAGAGTTTCAACGTCTATCAGCCCAATGTTCCAGAAGGGCACCCGATGTTCGGGAAGACGATTAAGGTGAAATGCGTCGTCAAGCAGATGTCATTCTTCGGCTTAGACGATCTCGGTAATCCAAAGGTCGCGATCTCAAGCGACAACGTAGTTGGCCTCGAATAACTAAAAGGATAATCACATGACACTCGCTCTGCTCGCTATGTTCCTTGCTCACCCCATCGGAATCATGTTAGCGCTCCTCGGCTTCGCGGCACTTGGAATGGCTACGGTTGGCCCGGTCACTCCGCTAGGATCATTCGGAGCTCAGGCTGCGGCATCACTCCTTGCTGGGCCATTCATTCCTATTACGGCCTCAGGGGCAATCAACCCTCACCAGTCGGGGAAGTACGTCATTACGAAGGCTGGAGTAGCGGCAATGACGCTGG